ACCTAGCATCCAATGCGTTGCTATTGATCGGTGAAGAAACCATATCATCTTTTACTGATGATTCGACAGCAGCTCTAGTGGCTGCAAATTTATATGAGCCTACGTATGAAAGCTTATTAACTTTACACCCTTGGAGATTTGCTTCAAGTAAAGCTACATTGTCCAGGTTAACAGCAACACCTGTTAACGAATGGGCATACGCATATCAACTACCAGCTGACTTTTTAGTCGCTCAACACATTGATGATGCTAACGAAAAATACCAAATTTATGGTAGTAAGTTATATTCAGATAACACGTCAATTGTGCTTGATTACACATACAAGCCAGACGAGTCATTACTACCAGCATACTTTGCTGAATTGCTTGAGTACAGGTTAGCGTCTGTGTTTGCTATTCCTATTACTGAAAGTGCTACAAAAGGAGAATATTACGCATCATTAGCTGAGAAACAACTTGCTAAGTGTAAAACAATAGACTCTCAAATGTCTCCATCTTCTGCTCCAGCTGGCAATTCACCACTCATTAACGCTAGAGGCTAAATGGCAAGAGTTAACATCTCTCAAACACAATTTACGTCAGGAGAGTTAGATCCTAGGTTAGCAGCACGTCATGATTATGATGGTTATTACAAAGGCGCGGAAACATTAGAGAATGTGATTTGCCTAGGTCAAGGTGGAGTTAAAAGAAGAGGGGGTATGAAATACATCGATACCCTTACCGATACTGCTGTTCGTTTTGTTACATTTGAGTTTAATATCACACAAACATACTTGCTAGTTTTCGCTAATGCAAAAATGTATGTTTATAAGGATGGTGTTAAACAAACGAATCTGAACAGCTCTGGCAATGATTACATAGCAACTCCATACAACGCAACACAGATTGGTGAGATAGGTGTTACTCAATCAGCTGACACACTTATTGTTTGTCATCATTCACACGCTCCTAGAAAAATTGTAAGAGGTGGTTCTCATACAACCTGGACTCTTTCAACAATTACTTTTCCATATTATCCTACGTTTGACTTTAACGCAGACTACGACAGTGCTACCTTTGCTATAGGAGCTAACTGGAACTCTGTAGGCTCAGATGTCACTGTAACGTGTAACACAGCTTCAAAGATAACCTCAGACCATGTAGGTGGCATATTTGAAGGTAATAGTGGTGTTATCAGAATTGAATCGGTTAATACTGGCGCAAGAACATTAACTGGTGAATTATTAAAAGAGTTTACAAATAACAATACATTAGATGGCACAGACGTTAGTTTGGAAGAACCTGTGTGGTCAGCTACTCATGGTTATCCTCAATCAGTCACATTCCATGAATCCAGATTGTGGATGGGTAATTCAACTGCTAGACCTCAAACATTATGGGGCAGTGTTATTGGTGATTTCTTCAATTTTGATAGAGGTGTAGGTGGTGATGATGAATCATTAGACATTACTTTGGATACAGATAGTGTTAACGCAATACATCACATCGTATCAGGTAGGCACTTACAAGTATTTACATCAGGTGGTGAGTTCTATATTCCAGAGTCACCAATTAAACCTTCGAGTGTACGCATATCAAGACAAACTAAGTTTGGAGTTTTACAAAAGGTCAAGCCTATTAACGTAGACGGTGCGACCATGTTTATACAAAGGAACGGTAAGCAAGTGCGTGAATTTATCTTCACATACACTGAAGCGTCTTATGTCTCCTCTGAGGTGAACTTGCTTGCCCCTCATATAACTAACTCGCCAGTAGCTATGGCAAGTCAGACAGGAGATGTTGATAACGAAGGTAATTATCTATACGTTGTCAATGGTGATGGAACTTTAGGAGTGTTCATTACTAACCGCGCGGAAAAAGTCATGGCTTGGACAAAGTACACAACTGCTGGAGATATATTAGACGTTGCTGTTGTAGAAGACGTTGTTTATTTGTACGTTAAAAGAACAATCAATAGCTCAACGGTTTATCACGTTGAAGCTTTAGACAACAATCATTACACAGACGCATCTAAGCAAGTAACACAATCAGCATCAGCAACAGTACCAGGACTAGCTCATTTAAACGGTCAAGAATGTCGTGTAAGAGCTGACTCAGCAATTATGGCTAATGCTACACCTTCTAGTGGGTCTATCACGTTAAGCAGAGCAGCAACAAACATTGAGGTTGGCTTAAATTATGACGTGACTATAAAAACTATGCCTTCAGCTATTGGTTTACAAAGTGGCCCAGTCAGTACAAAGAAAAGACGCATATCAAGAGTATCTGCTCAGCTTCACGAGTCGAGTGGGTTAAAAATTAATGGAAAGGCTGTACCAAACAAAAGTTTTGGATCAAGTGTGTTGGGTCAAGCACCAGAAGCTTTTACAGGAATTAAAACTTTACCAGTGTTAGGTTATTCAAAGACAGCACAAGTCACAGTAACACAGACTGATCCACTGCCTTTGACATTGTTAGGTTTAACAGTTGAATTACAGGTGACAGGATAATGGGCGCAGCAATTGGAGCAATGGTTCAAATAGCAGCAGCAAGTCAAGCTGCAAAAGCTAATGAACAAGCTGGACAAGACAGGGCAAGAGCATATAGAGAGCAAGCTGAACAAGCTGAGAGTGCAGCAAAAGACAGAGAGTTAGAGCGTTTAGTGAAGTTAAGAAAAACAATGTCAGCACAAAGAGCATATTGGGCTGGTGCTGGTATCGATTCTACAGTCGGATCACCAACCACAGTCGCTGCCAGGTCATATGAAACATTTCAGTTAGATCAAGGTGCAGATTTGATAAATACTAGACAACAAATTCGTTCATTCAATAATTCTGCTGATGCAGCAATAAGAATGGGAAAGATTAAAGCTAGAGGCTCAATACTTGGTGGAGTAATGGGTGCAGCTAATACTTGGAATTCATAATGGCAATACCTGAATATCAAAGAACAATAGTTAGGCAAGTACAACAAGCTGATACAGCATCAGCTCAAGTATGGGAAACGCTTGCTAATACACTTGATAACTTTGGTCAACAAGCTGGTGCTTTATCAAGAAACATGATAGCAAAAGATCGTGAAGCAGCTAAACAACAAAAAGCAGCTAATGATTTGGCAAGAAAAAACTATCTTGACAGTATGGAGGCAGACATTATTGAAGCTGCTCATCAAGCACAAATTAATAACCCTGATGATTACCAAGCATATGTAACTGAGTTTGATAAGAAAGCAGAAGTCTGGCTTAACTCAGAAGGTTTAGATTCTATGTCAGGTGCTAGACAATTGTTGCAAACAATGATTGGCAATAAAAGAACTGAGTATGGAAAAAAACCTTACGAGGCTGAACAAGTAAAAATAAAGACACAAGCTATATCAGATGCTGAGAAAAATTTAGATGTAGATATAAAAGATTTTGTACACCAAGCTGGTGAGTTCTTGGAGAGAGGAATGAATCCTCCTTTAGATGAACAGATGGAAGTTGAAATATCTGATATGGATTTTCAAGTTATGCGTCAGTACGAAAAGCTTGAAGCCAAGATTAATGACATTGTCACATTGAACGGTCAGTCTGTTGATGAAGCCATGGCTTTTGAAATAGAAATGCAAGAGCAATATATTTCAGGAGTTATTGGTAAACAACTTACACAAGAAGTAAATAACAATGCTGGTTGGGATGCTTTACAAGATTTCTATACAAACCCTGATAAATTCATTCGTAATCGTGCTTATTTGAGTGCGCTTATTCCTGATGGTGTCAAAATCAGTGACAAGTTAAAAGATGAACTTTATACAGAGATGAATCAATATCTAGCTGACTATAACAAAGAGCTAGATGCAAAAGAAAAGAAAGAAGATGATGATCTTGTAGCTAATCAGCTTGATACGTTTACTTTATTGAAAGTTGGTATTCAAGATGGTGCTGTAATTCATAAAGAAAATTTGATGCAAGCATATAAAGCAGAAGACATCAGTGGCCCACAGTTTGAGCAATTAATGGAAGACATAGTATCCAACAAGTATGTCAAAGATAATGAAGAAGTTGCTTGGGATTTATATCAAAACATGATTGATCCTTCTTTGACTATGCCTGAGAAGAATCGTTTAATACAAGATGCATTAGATCGTGATGATATAACAGGTAATACAGCTGCTTCATATTTAGACAAAGCTTTGTCAGCAAGTAAAGTTACTACTAAGCCTTACTTTAGCCAGGCTAATTCAGCTATTGCAAAAGCTTTTGGTGTTACAGAAGCTGGAATGAATATTTTCGGTGAGTCTGGTCTTTCTGAAGAAGATGTAGCAAACATGCGTTATGCACAACAAGAGCTTTATGAGAGAGTCCAGAATGGTGAAAAAGCTATTGACATTTACAATGGCATCATTGAAAGATATACAAGCGAAGACAATAGTGCCAAAGTAAATAGATCAGCTACATCAAATTTATCTTTTCAAGACTCTTACACAATGCCTAATGGCTTCAACACTTACTTTGTTGGAACACCTAGCAAAACACAAGGTGGCGCAACAACTTTAAAAATTGGTAAAGATTTGGATGAAGGCATTATTACAGAAGAAGAAGCTGAGTTGTTAGCAAAACAACTGAAAGATTATGTCAATGCACAACTAGGATATAACTAATGCCTAATTATCAAGGACAAACTGATAACCCTGTAGCAGACTACACTAGCAAGCTTGGTGAAATAGACTCATACATGTATTCAGTACAACATGCTAAAGATATGCATTTAGCATCATTGCCAGCACAGGCTGAACCTACAATATCTTTGAATGTAAACGAATTTGGTATTCCTGAAGATATGCCAATGTCTACACCTGAAATAAATTTAGAAGAAGAAGAAAGACCTTTATTTGAAAGATTATTTAATGCTGCTCCAGAACCAGTACAAAAAGCTATTACTCCTTTTGTTCTCCCTTTTTTTAATAACCCAGTAGTTAGTGGTATGACTATGGGAGGAGCTGATGCTGTGAATGGCATATTAAGTGTTGGTAGAGATATTAACAATGCTTTACATCCTGACAATCAGTTTACTGAAGAAGAATGGTTACGCATTCCAGAATTACTTGAATCTAACCCTGATTCTACAACAGAAGGGGTAGTAAAAGGGCTTACACAGTTTATGTCTATATTCACAGGATTAGGTGGCTTAAAAACAGCTACACAGTTAGGTGGAAAAGGTAAACAACTATTTCAACAAATGTTAGCTGGAGGATTAGCAGATGCTTCATTTAATCCAGACGAAGCTAATATATCTACCTTGATAAATCAACTTGATCTTGTAGATGATGACAGTAAATTAGGAGCATTAACTGAATGGTTAGGCGCACCAGTAGATGATGACGCTCCAGCACTTGAAAGATTAGAAAAACGTGTGAAAAATGTTTTTGAAGGAGCAACAATAGGTTTTGCTGTAGGTGGTTTTATAGAAGCCATGAAGTTTATTAAGAAAAGTATGCCAGCAGCAATTTTTGTTAACAAACCTGAAGAACAAGATACAGCTAGTTTTATCAAATCATTTGAAGGTTACAAAGATATAGGTTATTACGCAACAAAAGGAGAAGCATCACAAGACTTAGTGACTGTTGGGTATGGGTCTACTGGTCGAGTTAAGAAAGGCGAGAAAATAACTGAAGAGCAAGCTGAACAATATTTACAAGAAGACATTGCTGTTGCTGAGAAAGCAGTAGACAGTTTAGTTACGGTTGATTTAACACCTAACCAAAGATCAGCAGTTGTATCACTTGTATTTAATATTGGTCAAGGTAACTTTAAAAACTCTAAAGCTTTACAAGCACTAAATAAAGGTGACATGGATACATTTGTTAAAGAAGCCTTTGATTCAAAAATAGGTTTTGTTAAAGCCAATGGAAAAATACTAAAAGGGCTAGTTAAAAGAAGAAAAGCTGAAAAGACCTTGTTTCAGGGAGGTATAGCTTAATGAGTTTAGCAACACAAATGCTAAAAGGTTTTTTTGGGTCTATGAAAACTCAAGGTGACGATGTTATAGAGCGTGCTAACACTGGTAAGTTAATTGATACGTCTGAAAGAATGGATCAAGTAAATGAAGCAGCAACAATTAATACTGATAATATCGATGTTCCTACAACTGCTGATGAAGTGCTTGATACAACACAACCTGTTAATAGGGCAAGACAATCTGATGTAAGTTTTGATGGTCGTAATTACAACCTACAAAATGTCACTGATCCAGACGAGTTACTTAGTATTATTGATTACATTGGCTCAAAGAATAATAACTTTGTAGATGCAAGAGGTGGTGGCCCACAGTCTTTCGATGAAACAGTTAAGAAAGCTAAGAAAGTACCATTACAAGAATTAGAAAACATCATTGGATATAAGTTAGGAGATGGTGTATCACCTGAAAGAGTAACTGGCGCAAGAATACTTTTACAAGAGTCTGCTGACAACCTTAGAACTATGGCTCAAAAAATACAAGCTGGTGAAGCAGACGTTGCTTTTCAGCTTAAATTTAGACAAGCTATATCATCACATGTAGGGATACAACAATCAGTAGCTAGTATGGCAGCTGATTCAGGAAGAGCATTAAATGCCTGGAGAATACCAGTTGGTGCTGACATGGGTCAAGGATCATCAATATATCAAACACAGTTACAACAAGCTGTTGACAAGTACGGTGGTGAAAAAGCAGTAAACAAATTAGCCGAAGTTATTCTCGATTCTAAAGACTTAACACAAGTTACAAAGCGATTAGAAAAAATGCATTTTGCAAAAGGTACAGATATGCTTATGGAAATATGGATTAATGGTTTGTTGTCTTCTCCAGCAACTCATGCTGTTAATACAATGTCTAATGCTTTAGTTGCTGGCTTAGCAGTTCCAGAGCGATTTATGGCAGCTTCATTTAGTAAATTAAGAAGAACTGATGATGGTGTTAAATACGGTGAGGTCATGGGTCAAATGTATGGTGTTGCTGCTGGTATGCGTGATGGTTTTAGATTAGCTTATAAAGCTATGAAAGATGGTGAAGTGTCAGACCCATCTATGAAATACGAAGCTCGTAGATACAATGCGTTTAGTTCTGAAAACATAAATGCACATCCATTTTTACCTAATATAAAAGCAAACAGTTCAACTGCAAAAGGTGTAGACTTTTTTGGTGATTGGGTTGTAAGATTACCTTCACGATTCTTAGGCGCAGAAGACGAGTTTTTTAAGTCAGTAGGGTATCGCATGGAACTCAATTCTTTGGCTTACAGACAAGCTTCTAATGAGGGATTAGAAGGTGATGAGTTTGTTGCAAGAGTAGCAGACCTTATTGAAAACCCAACTGAAGAAATACATCTTGGTGCTACTAACGCTTCAAGGTATCAAACCTTTACAAATGATCTTGGGCAAAATGGTAAAGACGCTCAAAAGTTTATTAATAACTTTGCTCCAGCTAAGATAATTTTACCGTTTGTTAGAACTCCTACAAACATCATTAAATACACAGCTCATAGAACACCATTTAATTATCAAATGTGGGCAGATGTAAAAGCTGGTGGTGTTAAGAAAGATGTTGCTTTGGCAAGAATGTCTATGGGTAGTGGTGCTTTATTGATGGGATTCAATTATGCATTAGAAGGCAAGATTACAGGAAAAGGTCCAGCAGAAAAAAGTCATAGAGAAGCACTCAAACTTACTGGTTGGCAGCCATATTCTATTAAGGTCGGTGATAATTATTATGCTTATAACAGACTTGATCCATTAGGTATGTTTTTAGGTTTGTCAGCTGATACTGCTGAAGTTTTACAATACGCAGAAATAGAAGATAGTACAGATTTTGCTTTTGCAGCAATGACTTCAATAGCTAAAAACCTTGAAAACAAATCTTATATGGAAGGTATAGCTAACTTTATTAATGCATTTGAAGATCCAGATAGATATATGGAAACTTATATAAGTCGTTTAGCTGCTTCTACTATTCCATACACATCTTTAGTTGGACAAGTAGAAAGAACATTAGACCCAACAGTAAATCAAACGTATGAAATTTTAGATCGTATTGCATCGAGAACTCCATACTTTTCAAAAGATTTACCACCTAGAAGAAATATATTTGGTGAACCAATTGTATTACAAGGTGGATTAGGTTGGGATTTTGTTTCTCCAGTCTACACCTCTGTTGATACAAAAGACCCAGTAGCAGACGAAATAGTTAAACAAGAAGTACCAATAAGGATGCACAGAAAACATTATGGTACTGGAAAGTTTAGGACTGAATACACACCTGAAGAGTATGACCGTTTAGTTGTTCTTACTGGTAAAGAAATTGCAGATACAAAAGGTCCATACAAGGGAATGAATTTACATCAAACATTGCAAGCGGTTATGAAAAGTGATGCTTACAATGATCAAAGAATGACAGATGGCCCTGATGGAAGTAAAGCAGCAGCACTCACAAGTGTTATTAATAAATTCAAAGAAGCTGCAATTAAAAAACTATTATCGGACAAGACTGAACCTTTGCACGCTGACTTCCTTGCAAGAGTTACAGCCAATGAAATTAAAAAAAGGAAGGCATATGATTCATCATTTACAGGTATAGGACAGTAATATGGCAACAATAAGTGTAGGTGACTTAACACCTCGTAATCAATATACAGCGACAAGTGGGCAGACTGTATTTGCCTACTCGTTCCCTATTTTTGTAGACTCAGATTTAAAAGTTTACAATGGCAGCACGCTGTTAACATTAACAACCCAATATACAGTCAGTGGGGCGGCAACAGATAACGGTGGTAACGTCACTCTAGGTTCTGGCGCAACTGCTGGAGACATCATCACAATCTATCGTGATATGCCAGTAGCAAGAACATCAGACTACCAAACTAACGGTGATTTAAGAGCTGAGACACTAAACGATGATCTTGATAAGCTGGCAATGATGATTCAGCAAATTGAGTTTGACCTAAACAATAGAGTATTAAGGTTTGGTCAGTTTACAACAGGCATACCGTTATCAGAGTTTACTGAGTCAGCAACAGACAGAGCTAACAAAGTATTGTCGTTCTCTTCTACTGGAGATCCAACAATTACCCAGGAGCTTGGAGAATGGACAGGTAATTGGTCTGCGTCAAGAAGTTATGCTATTAGAGATTTAGTAAAAGATACATCTAATAATAACGTCTACATTTGTTTAACAGCACACACGTCTTCAGGGTCACAACCTATTAGCTCAAACACTGACGTAGCTAAATGGGCTTTATTGATAGACGCAGCAGCAGCAGCCACATCAGCCACCAACGCAGCAGCAAGTGCTACCGCAGCTGCAAACTCAGCCACAGCAGCAGCTAGTTCAGCAACCGCAGCAGCCACGTCTAAAACTGGAGCAGATACTGCTAAGACAGCAGCAGAAACTGCCAAGACAGCAGCTGAGACAGCAGAGACTAACGCAGAGACAGCAGAAACCAATGCTGAAACAGCTGAGACTAATGCTGGAAACTCAGCAACCGCAGCAGCAAGTAGTGCTACCGCAGCAGCTTCTAGTGCGACTTCAGCTTCCAGCTCAGCATCAACAGCAACAACTAAAGCATCAGAAGCTAGTACATCAGCTACCAATGCTGCTTCATCAGCTACTACTGCTTCAGGTCACGCAACAACTGCTACGACAAAAGCTAGTGAAGCTGCATCATCAGCAACAGGTGCAGCCAGTTCGGCTACTACAGCAACAACTAAAGCTAGTGAATCAGCTTCCAGTGCTACAGCAGCAGCAGCGAGTGCAGCAGCAGCAGCTGCGTCAGCAGATAACTTTGATGATGTCTACCTAGGTGGTAAGTCAAGTGACCCAACAGTAGATAACGATGGCGATGCTTTGACAGCTGGTGATATGTACTTCAATACAGGCACAGACAGAATGAAAGTCTACACTGGCAGTGCTTGGGAGAATGTAGCAGTTGATTCAGCAACAGTAGTGACTAAGACATCAGCTACAGGTTCAGGAGTCTTACCAGCTGGAACAACAGCACAAAGAGATGGCTCACCTTCTGCTGGTTTTATGAGATTTAACACAACAGATACCAGCGCTGAGATCTATGATGGTTCAGCTTGGAGTCCAGTAGGTGGTGGTAACACTACAGACAAAGGTTTGTATGAACACGCACATACCATAGCAGCTAACTATAGCATAACAAGTGGCAACAACGCTATGACTGCTGGTCCGATTACAATTAACTCAGGAATTTCAGTTACGATTCCAACGGGTTCAACTTGGGTGATAGCATAATGGCAAAAGTTAAAATACAAGGCAACGCATCAGGCACAGGGGTACTAACTGTAACTGCTCCTAATACGAGTACAGACAGAACAATAACATTACCTGATGGCACAGGAACACTTATTGCTGATGATGGAAATAACAATTTAGTGCTAAGTGGTGCTGTTAGTTCAGTAGGTGCTAATGCTAATGCTAGTGTCGTTAATCGTACTGGTTCTGATGGTGATGTTATTTCTATAAAAAAAGATGGCTCAGAAAAAGGCAATATTGGTATTAATGGTTCTAATATTCATTTAAATTCGGAAGGTGGAACTATTAAACTACAAGTAAGTGGAACAGATACTTACAATGGAGATTCTACTGCTTGGTATCCAGCAACGGATAACGCTAAAGATTTAGGCTATGCTTCTTTTCGTTACAAAGACCTTTACCTATCAGGCGGACTTAAAGTAGGCGGAACAGGTGCAGACAATACTTTAGACGACTATGAGGAAGGCACTTGGACTCCTGTATTAACTGACCTAAGTAATAATGCAACTATGCACTCTCTTAGTACAGGCTCATATACAAAAATTGGTCGTGTAGTTACTGTTACAGGTAATGTTAGAACATCAAGTTTAAATTCTGTTTCAGGTAATCTTTACATATCAGGATTACCTTACGGTTGTGCTCCCGGTAATGGTTTTCACGCAGCTGGTGCAATTGCAAATGCAGAAAATTTTAGTATTACTGCTGGTAATTCTATAGCTATATATATGAGTGCAAATGCTACTAATTTGCGTATTGATATTTATGATAGTACGGTAGGAGTAACAGTAATGCAAGCTAGTGAATGGACATCTGATGGTCAAATAGCAATTTCAGTTACATATTTTGCAGCTTAATTATTCTAAGTGGATTCTTAGAACGGACATTTAACAACAGGAGAATGCAATGGCATTAACAAAAGAAACAATAGTAGACAAGATTGAAGTATTAGA